ATCTCTGTTGACCTCGACGACGACGGGGCCGTGGCGGCCTCTGGCTTCCGTTCTGCGGCCTCTTCTCAGTCTGCCCCTGCCTTCTCCCCCACCCCTCGCCCCCTGACCAAATGAGCGACCCCATCGAAGACGCCTTCAAGTCTCTGCACCAGGGGAACCTCCTATCGGCTAAGGATGCCCGCATCAAGCAGCTCGAGGAACGCCTCGAAGGTATGCGCGAGGCCGGCGACGCCATCTGGTACTGCGTCCGTCACGCCAACCGCGTCGACCCCGCCGAACTCATCGAGGCCATCGAAGACTGGCAGGAAGCCCGCAACCATGGGTAGGTCTAAGGCTGCGGCTAAGGCCCTGGCTAACCCGGGTCTCAAGCAGCAGACACCTAACGAGAAAATGAAGACCGACCTACACCTCCTCTCTGATCGTCAGCGCTGGGAATACCTGTTCAGCCTGAACGTCTGCCCGAAGTCTGCGACTAAATGACTACGACCCCCGCTGGCATCGAGCGCATCGCCCGCACCGTCTCCGGCCAATACGCCTTGCTCCTGCTCCTAGACGGTTACCCTTACGTTGAGATGACCGCACGCAAGCACGCTGACTTTCTCTCCGACCTAGGACTGTGGAAGCGCAAGACGCACCCGTCGCTTGCCCGGTCACAGGTTCGCTTTTTCACGCTTGCCCCTAACGGAGAGATAAAGGAACTTACTTTCAACCGATGACCAACCGCGAAAATATTAAGCGCCTTGTGGAAAACATCACGGGCTCGTTAGCCACCGTCCAGCACATCGCCGGACGTTATGAACAGCACGACGCCGACATCATCACGCTGTCGGATTTAAACCGCTCGGCCATCACTGAGCTGCAGGTCTTCACGGACTCCGTCGAGACGGCTGACGAAGCCGCCCAGGTTAAACCTCTGCACGATCGCGTGCACGTCCTCGTCGTTCAACTCCGCGTCCTCCGCAATACTCTTGAGGCCATGGAGAACGCCGCCGAAGCCGCGCTGGAAGATGTGCGCAGGATTTCCGCCAGCGTCGAGGGAGCCAACCCCGACGACGACGCCCTATAATTTCCACAACCCAATAACACCACACCACAATGCGTATCCCACCCGAACCTATCACCCACCGCGTCATCTATGACGGCATACAGGCGCTGAACTACTCTGGCTCGAAAGAGCTGCTCAAGTCCCCCGCACACTACCAAGCCTACATCAACCAGGAGCGCGAGGAGACCAAGGCCCTGCGTATGGGCTCGCTCATTCATTGCGCCGTGCTCCAGCCCGAACTGCTTAACGAGAAGTTCGTCACGGCTCCCGAGTGCGACCGCCGCACCAAGGACGGCAAGGCCACCTACGAAGCCTTCCAGTCCTCGCTAAAGCCCGGTATGACGGTCGTCAGCGCCGAGGAGTCCTGCGAGTGCCACATCATTGCGTCAGCCGCCAAGCACGCCCTCGAGCGCATGGAGGTCACCTTCGAGATGACCGAGTTCATGTTCACGACCGATCACTGTGGCGTGCAGCTTAAATGTGCAATTGATGGCGTGGGCACCGACGGCTACCTCTACGACCTCAAGACCACCGAGGACGCGTCCCCTGCCGGCATCCTGAAGTCCATCCGGGCTTACCGCTACAACCTGCAAGCCTACTTCTACCGCCTGTGCTTCGAAACGGCCTTTGAGCGCCGCGTGCTTGGCTTCCGCTTCCTCTTCGTCGAGAAGGCCCCGCCCTACGCCACCGCATGGGTGGAGATTGGCCCTGAGCTGATGTCCTATGCCTGCTCCGACTTCGAGAAGGCGCTGCAAGCCTACCGCGAATGCACGACCCTCGGCGAGTGGCCTGCCTACGGAGACGAAGTCCAGGTCATCGACATCAAGGGACCGACCACGTCCACCGCTATTACCTTTGCCTAACACTAACATGACCACCGAAAACAACGACCGCCCCCCGCTCACCTCCATATCAACCAATGGCACCTACCGCCTGAAGCTCATCAAGCCTAAGTTCGAGAAGGTCAAGGTCTGGGAAGACGGCACCTGCTCCGCCCGCCTCTTCTTCGTCGACGACAAGGGCTTCTGCCTGTCGAAGAACTTCTCCACCAAGTACGGCAAGGCTCTCGCCATGCTCGTCGGCAAGTACTCCGGCAAGTTCACCAAGGAGATCAGGCTCGACGCTACGGCTGCCGAGTACCTCCAGTACCTCGAGCCCGCCTGCGGCCAGACCATCTTGGTCGGCGTGGAGTGCGAACCCAATGGCGAGTACAACGGTCGCCCACAGTACAAGTACAAGATGACCTACCCCAAGGGCTCCCAGAAGCCGACCGTGGCCGACGCCCTCCCCGACGCTCCTCCCTTCTAATCGGCCATGACCGAAACACCCGCGCCGATGGCCGCCCCGACTCTCGTCCTAATCAGTGGGTTCGCCCGGGCAGGGAAGGACACGCTGGCCTCGGGCCTGCTGGAGTGGTCAACCCGCCCTGCCGAGCACATCAACTTTGCCGACGCGCTGAAGGAAGCCGGTAACCACTTCATGGATTATCTCGGACTCGAAGGCAACTTCATGGCCGAGGACTTCAAGTGCGAGAACCGAGACGCCCTGGTCGCCTTTGGTCGCTTCGCACGGCGCCTCGACAAGGATGTCTTCGCCCGACACTTCGCCAACTGGTGCCCGGTGATGAAGCACCACGATCAGGTAAGCCCCGAGACCGTGGTCTGCTCCGACTGGCGTTACATCAATGAGCTGCGGGTCTGTCAGGACATCCTCTGGGAGAAGGGCTGGAAGGTCCGCACGGTCTACGTCTCGACCGCTGGCATCGGCCCCGCCAATGACGAAGAATTAGACAGCATCGCCGAGATACGCGCCTCGCACTCCTTTGACCAGGAGTACATCTTCAAGCCTAACGCCCGTCAGCAAATCATGTCCGAAGGACGCATCCTCGCCAAGTCATGGAGGCTTTAACCCTTGAGACGGTGGCATGGGCCCGCAAGGTCGGCCTGTCCCCTGATCGCGTCGCCTTCCTGCTGGCCTGCCCGAAGTACACGGTCAGCAAGGGCCACCGCAAATCTGATAAGGTCATCACTGACAACCCGAACCACCACCTGCAACGCCTGGGCGACTGCTACTGGTTCCGCTTACGTCGTCGCGGCACGGACATCGTCGAGAACATCGGCCACGACCTACTGACCGCCCGACAGCGCCGTGACGAGATGCTTGCGGCCTTCGACTCCGGCCAGCCCATCCCTCACCTAAACAACAAATGAGCACCCCTATCCGCTTCGTGGCCTTTGGTGATAACCACGGCGACATGGCCGACCAAGAGGCCACCGACGCTCTCTGCGAGTTTATGAAGGACTACAAGCCAACCGTGCGCGTGCACCTTGGCGACTGCTTTGACTTCCGATCGCTTCGCCGTGGCGTAGGCAACGACGCAGAAGGTGCTGAGTCCCTCATGGCTGACATCCAGGGCGGAGAGGACTTCCTCGCCCGCACTAAGCCCACCGTCTACCTCATGGGTAATCACGAGCACCGCACTGTCGCGCTCCAGCATACGTCTGGCTCGGCCATCGTCCGCGACTACTGCGCTGACCTGGAGGCACGCATCAAGACCGCCGCTAAGAGCTGCGGAGCCAAGACCATCCTGCCTTACCACGCTGAGAAGGGTGTCTATCGTCTCGGGCCTGTGGCCTTCATACACGGTTACGCGCACGGCCTTAACGCCACCGCCGAACAGGGTAAGCACTACGCTGACCGGGGAGGCGCTCTCATCCACGGACACACGCACACGCTCGCCCAGGTTAACTTGACCAAGGCCGAAGGCGGCGCCGCTTTCTCCGCCGGCTGTCTCTGTCAGAAGGACGCTATGGCTTACGCATCGCACCGCCTAGCCACATCACGCTGGGGCTCAGGCTTCGCCGCTGGTTGGGTTGATGGCAAAGACTGGAAGGTCTGGCTCGTGCACAAGGTCGGGCGCAGCTGGATATGGCAGACCGACCTCAAGGTCTACACCCCGAAGGCACGCGCATGAAGCCATTTGACGCTCGCGGCCTAGTCGACGCGCTCCGTGGCTCGACTGGCGAAGACATCGACGGCTGGATCAGAACGATGGACGTCCTGCCGCTTATCGGCGTGAAGACACTCGCCGGTGTTCGGCTGCCGATTGCCCGTATCGTCAAGGCTGGCTTTGCGGAACAGCGCCGCGTGGGCAAGGCCCTATTGATGTACCGCCTGTCGCCTAAGTTTAAGACCTGGGCAGACGCGCACGCTGCCGCCATCGAGCTTGAACGTTTCATCGCCCCCGCTGGATGGGTCACCCTTACGCAGTACGCCCGCAAACTTCGCCGCACCGTTCGCGGCCTTCAGTACCGCATCGACGGCCAAGACATCCCCGTCCGCATTTACAAGACACCTCGACCTGTCCCGCATTACCGAAGCACTGACCTCGACCGTCTCTTACGCAAAGCACCTTGACCTTGGGCACCCACGCCCGCAAACCCCAACCCCTTCTTCCATGACTCCTCCGAACAACGTGCCGGCGGAACGCCACCTCCTCGGCGTCCTCCTCCGTGATGCGCTCCCTCTCCCTAGTGATCTTAAGCCCTCCGACTTCTTCGAGCCTGTCCATCAAGACATCTATGCCGCGGCACTGTCCCTGGCTGTCGATGGTGTCCCTGCCGACGAGCTCACCGTCAGCCAACGCCTACGCGAGGCCCGCTCCCTTGTGGACGCTGCCACCGTCTCACTCCTGGTCAGCGATGCCGGTGCGTCGACATATCGCCCTGAGCACGTCGACCTCATTACCGACGCCGCCCTCCTCCGTGAGGCATCTAACGCGGCACACAACGCCACCGACCCGGATACACTGCTCGACCACTATGCTCGTTTGGCAGATAAGCGCAAGGGGGCCAAGACCAGGCACGGCCCGCAGCGCATGGACTTCGACTACCTGCTCACCGCTGACCGTAAGAACGACCCGAACAACATCCTCGGCAACCGCTGGCTCTGCAAGGGCGGGTCTCTCCTGATCGTCGGGCAATCGGGCACGGGCAAGTCCTCCCTAATGATGCAGGCCGCCGTCCATTGGGCGCTAGGCCGTGACTTCTTCGGCATCAAGCCAGTGAAGCCCCTACGCTCAATCATCCTGCAAGCCGAGAACGACGCGCTCGATTGCGGCGAGAGTCTGCAAGATGTCGTGGCAGGTGCTTACCTCGACTCTGCCGAGATCGCGCAGCTGAGAGACCACCTCGCCATCTACCGCGACACCGTCAGCACCGGCACGACCTTCACCGCGGCCCTCAAGGCCCTCATCATCGAGCACAAGGCCGACATCGTCTTTGTCGACCCTCTGCTGTCCTTTGCCGGCATCGACGTCTCTGACCAGGAGCAGGCGTCCAAGTTCCTGCGCCATGACCTCGCCCCGATCCTCCTCGAGACAGGCGCCGTCCTCGTAGCCATGCACCATACCGGCAAGCCCAAGACCTCAGCCGATAAGGAGGGCCACACCGTCGCCGACCTAGCCTACGCGGGCCTCGGCTCCTCAGAGTTCACTAACTACTTCCGCGAGGTCGCCGTCCTCTTCCGCTGCCAAGGTGAAGAGCCCATCTACAAGTTTGGCCTGACCAAGCGCCGTGGCCGGGCCGGCCTCAAGGACGCCGCCGATCAGTTTAAGTCCGAGATTTACATTCGCCACGCCGCCCAGAAGGGGGTCATCCGATGGGAATACAGCCAGCCCCCCTCCCAGAGTGTGGCCGAAGTGTCGAGTAGGGATGCCCATCCTAGCCCCTCCAAGGGGTCTACAAGGCGTTTGGGTCTGTCCTAAGACCAAGGACAGCCATAAGGACACAAAAGGCCGTATAAGCCATCCTAGGCTTGACTTTGCAATAATCAATGACAGGGTAATGGACAACCTACTACTCACCGCTTTAACCAAACCTTTATCAATCCGTTAGAGGGGGACAAATACAAGATGCAGTCCCCCTCACCCATCCCCTACGGCCTAGGCTTACGCCGGCCTAGGTCTGGGTTCAGCCGAAAGATACAGGGATACATTTCCACCATATGAATAACCAAAACAAACCGCGCAAGGTGCGACGCCTGACGAAGGCCGAGATCATCAAAGCGAAAGAACGATACCGCGATATGTGGGCATCCAATCGGTCCAGGATGCTCAAACTCGCCGAGCTAGGCCGTAAGGCTATCTCTGCCAAGCATGACGAACACAGGCTTTGGATAAGGCAGTGGCTGGCTAAATGCCCGTCACACTTTAGCCGAGAACAGTTACGCCGTATGGTAGACCGAGACCGGGCACAGGACGACACGGCCAAGACAGAATCCTACGTCAAGACGATGATCCGTTACGGCTACATCAAGTTCGATGACTCCACCATGCTCTGGGAGAATATGTATTTTAAACTATGAGTACCGAAACACCGCAATGGCCAGGTATATGGAAGCACATGATTGATGCGCTGGATACGTTCCCAGACAGAATGACCAAGAAAGAATTGGTCTTGCACTGTGCCAGTTACATCGCCGCTAACCCTGAGATATATATTACTCCTGGCTGGCTTGCTCAACGCATGATGGACGACTCTTTACTCCTAGGTAAACGCAAGAAGACGATACGTGGAAGCAGGGCTTTCATCTGGATTAATCATTCCAAGATGGACCGCCTATCTCCTCACAAACTTAGGATCTAACCTTTGCCACTTGCCCGCTGAGTAACATCCTTACCAAATGCAAGGGTGACCAAACGGGCCAAGCTCAACGACCTGACAGCACCCGCGCCGGATGCTAAGTCGTTCGACGCGTGGTTCTTCTCGCAGACCAAGAAGGAGCAGGAACGTATGCGCGAGAACGGTGTGCTGCCTTACCGCGAGATGGTGCCGAGTAAGCACGTCTTCGCCATCGACCCGAACAACCGGGCGTGGGCCGTTACTGATACGCCTATCGAACGCACCGAGGTCGACGCGTTCATCTCACGCGATCATGTGGGCGTAATGCTCAAGGCCTTCATCGATGCGCTTGCATGCTCTGATTCATTCTACATCAGGCGTCACGTCGAGCTGGTACGCTGGGCGCTGTCACTCCCTGGCTGTCTGTCCTCGCGTGCCATTGGTGGGATGTACGGACGCTCGCACTTCTGGATGCGATCGCGCGCTCGAGAGATTCAGATGCGCGTTAACTCTGACGCGTGCGGGATGTTCCCACACGTGAATGCCAAGCGCGACAAGTTCAAGCAGGCACGACGATGAATAACGCCCATAACACCCCGGTAAGGAGTCTCCTAGACCCCCACCCCCTTGTGGCGTGGCCCGACACCACGGAGGAATTCTGTGGGATCACTTTGCGTTTTCATGGGGTTTCTCTCCAAAACCCATGGCTTTGACCAACGCCGAACTCGGCCTCGCTTTAGGCGTCACTGCGCAGCGTATTTCAGCGCTTCGCAAAGACGGCATGCCGACTGACTCTATCGACGCGGCCAAGGCGTGGCGGGAAGCCCGGGCCGGCGTGCAACGTGCACGGGCACCGCAACCCGCACCGGCGCAGCTCGATGACGGTACGCTGGCCGACACCATCCAACAGCACCGTGCCCTAGTCGGTCGGGCTCGCGGCGTCTGGCAGGCGGCCATGGAGCAAGGTGATCCGAACGGTCCGAAGTACCAGAC